AAGCGAGCATCAGGAGAAATAACACCAAAATGTGCCCTAATAATTTCAGTATAACGCGTGCCTCCGCGTGCATCACGCTCAAGCAACTTCTGAATCTGAAAAGACTGCCGTAATTGATTAATAGTTGCCGCCGTAGCCGTTGAAAGATCCGCATATAGTCCTGACACTCCAGATGTAACAACACCAAGAACTTCATCATTACCTTCAGCACCACCACCTGTTGTGCTTGGAAGTAACTTATTGTATGCGCCGCCAAGCGCATTTAAATTAGATGTACTACTTGCTCTCAATCCAAAATTATTTGTCCCATCAGTAAGACCTAAAGAATAACCAGTACCGTAGACAGGAGCACTTGTTCCTAAAGGCAGTGAAACTGATGTGCCTTTTTGGGGCCAAGGCAGTGCACTGGTAAAATAATCTTTACGCTTACCACGACGAAGCAAAGTGTAATTAGCAACATTGTCTGGGCCATCACCAGTATCAACTACTGCAGAATTTTGTAAATTCTCGTCCCTAAACCATTCATTCCAAATCAAGTTATAAGCACGGGGCCAGAAAGCACAGTGGGATACCGTTCCAGTATTGGACACCTGTCCCACTGTTGGTAAACCCATGTAATCTTGTAATGATCCTATCGCGTATCCACCAGCTGGTGATACTTGTTGAGGAACAACATACGAAATTGAATCACCAGGATTCGCTTGTTGTCCCATAAATTTTTGCCAATTCGACCAAATTAATCGATTTGGTACAAAAAAGAAAAAACTATCCAAATGCATGTTATCCATAATTGGATAGATTGGAGTACTAAGACGGGCAAAAGCCGTCATATTTAACCGAAATGTATCACCGGGAAGCATTTCATCGACATAAACTGGAATCAAATATCCAGCGTCAAACGTAGTTTTATGCGTACTTTGACAATCAAAAGAAGACCGAGGAATATCGGCTTTTGGAATCATCGTAAATTGATGAACATCTACTGACTGATTACGGTGCATTATTTTAGGCTCCTAGGCTGGTTCCGTCCCACCTAAAGGTGAGACGGCTTGGTTTTTATTCCTGAATCTTCACTTGTTTACCCAAAGATAACAACTTGGGTGCATCATGTAAAGCAAAAAGTCCAGTATTATCATCAAATTCACCCAATTCATATAAATCAAAATCATCTGGGTGGTTAAATAATTGATTTTCTGGATCTTTTCTGTTTACTTCATCTGAAAAACTACGAATTGCAACTCCTACCGATGGTACAAACATCGGACGACCATAAGCGTCTGCTGCCCGGTCTTTTACAGAACATAATACTAATTTCATGTGAGGCTCCTAAGTGAGGTTACGTTTTAACTTCTGAAGCTTAGCCATAGCGACTTGTTCCTTAACGGCAAGTCTTTCTAAGGTATTGTCTTCGTGCCTAAGTTTAGCACTTTTTTCACGAATGTAAAGCAGTTCGTCAAACTCATAAGGATTATCTATTTTATATTTTTTATCATAGAATTTAGGAGGTTTGACTTTTTTACCACGAACTACAACGTAGTCGTGTGGATATACATCGGAAGTATATTGCTTATACCATTCGTACCCGATTCCAGGTTTTAAGGACATCTTCGTAAACTCAGGTGTCCTATTAGTAATTTCCCCAGTATCTGGGTCAATTTCTTGATAATGCTCTGCAGCATTTTTACCTGTAACCTTTTTCATAATGTATCGAGCCACGTAGGCCGCTGACTCGAAAGTAACATCTCCAATGGAGGAATAACCAAATGGCCAGAGTAATTCAAGGTCTGCGGATCGATATAAGACAGAATTAGCGGAAGTCCGTTTCCATAATTTCTTATCATCGAAATCGAGTCCGAAGATACAGGCATGCCAATGCGGGCGCCCAAAGTTTTCACCATATTCTCCAGCCATGTAATAACGTATTCTTCGTCCAGGGTACCGTTTTCGTAATCTTTTAATAAAGAGCTGAAAGTCTCGATAGTGTAATGATCTATCGCTTGGGAGATGTGCATCATCATAAGTGAGGGTTATAAAACAATTTTGTTCATGCATTTGAGCTTCATGCATGCATCGAATAGCCCACTGACGTGAGCGTTCCAACCTGCAGCCAACGCATTGTCCGCAGGGTAAAGACAAAAATTTGACAGTGTCATGTCTTTTTGATTCATAAAAGACAATTGAACCATCAGCGCATTGATATGCGCTTAAAGGATGATAGCAAGGCATGTGAGGTACCCATTTTTAATTAGTTACAAACGCCAGCCACCACGATGTGGGGCTTTCTGCATA